CATCGTTACGATTGACAAGTCATCAAGAACGATACTGTCGATCCGGCGCAACTGGTACGAAGACGACCCGTTAAAAATGCAACGGGAGCACTACGTTCATTACCAGTATCTGCCGGGGCTTGGGTTCTACGGGTTTGGCCTTGTCCACATGATTGGCGGCTTGTCCAAGTCTGCAACTGCAATACTTAGACAGTTGGTAGACGCGGGCACGCTTTCCAACCTTCCGGGCGGTCTCAAGTCTCGCGGCCTTAGGATCAAGGGCGACGACACCCCGATTATGCCCGGAGAGTTCAGGGATGTGGACGTTCCCGGCGGCGCCATTAGGGACAATATCGCATTCCTGCCCTACAAAGAGCCGAGCGGTGTTCTTTATCAGCTACTTGGCGATATCGTGCAGGAAGGTCGCAGGTTTGCTTCTGCGGCTGATGTAAAGGCTTCTGACATCAACGGCGAGGCCCCTGTAGGCACCACGCTGGCTGTGCTTGAGCGCGAGATGAAGGTGCTAAGCGCGGTCCAGAGTCGTGTTCATGCCGCTGTGTCAAAGGAGCTAAAGATACTGGCCGAGCTGGTCCGTGACTATGGCCCCGAGGTTTACCCCTACGAGCCAGATGAAGATCCGGTTGTCAGGGCTGATTTCGATGACCGTGTGGACATCATCCCGGTCAGCGACCCCAATGCGGGCACGATGGCTCAGCGCATCATGCAGTATCAGGCGGCACTGCAACTTGCCTCTCAGGCGCCGCAGATGTACGACCTGCCTCTGCTTCATAGGCAGATGCTGGACGTTCTGGGCATTCAGGATGCAGACAAGATTATTCCGCTTGAGGATGACATTAAGCCGACCGATCCGGTCAGTGAAAACATGAACATCCTGAACGGAGAGCCTGTGAAGGCATTTATTTATCAAGACCATGAGGCCCACATACAGGTCCACATGGCGTTGACGCAAAACCCTGAAGTGATGGAGCTGATGTCGAAAAGCCCCACCGCTCAAGCGGCTCAGGCCGCGATGGCGGCGCACGTTTCAGAGCACGTTGCTTTTGCTTATCGGCAGAGGATCGAAAAGGAGCTGGGCGTAGAGCTACCCGCTCCGGGCGAGCCGTTGCCAGAAGACATTGAATACCGTCTTTCTCGTCTGGTCGCTCCTGCGGCGGCTCAGGTCACGGGCAAGGCGCAACAACAGGCTCAGGCTGAAAAGAACGCGCAACAGCAACAAGATCCCGTCATTCAGATGCAACAGAAAGAGTTGCAGATCAAGGAAGGCGAGGCAATGGCCAAGGTGCAGACCGAAATGGCCAAGATCCAAGCAGACTTGCAGAAAGCGCAAGGCAAGGCCGCGCTGGATATGGAAAAGCTCCAGACTCAAGAGCGCATTGAGGCGGCGAAGATTGCCGCCAAGATGGACTCCGTGAAAGACAACAATCGCTCCAGAGAGGAGGTTGCTGGCTTTCAAGCAGGCTTCGACATCGTAAGGGACTTATTGGATGACGACAAACCGGGCAAGTAACAACCTGCTGTCCGCACTACAAAACCAGTATCGCAATCACATGAATGAGATCACTGATCACATCGCTACGGGCGGGTGCAAGGACATGAACGATTACTCTAAGTGCGTGGGCATTATTGAAGGACTGGCCTATGCCGAGCGAGAGCTACTCGATCTAAACCAAAGGATAGATCGTGAATAAATTCACCGCATGATGCGGTGCTGGGCGACTCCGAACGCCAATTTTCGGTGCGTGGAAATGATGACTTATGGAAGAGCCACAAAAGGCAAGCCAGCTCCCTGACCCCAAGGGATACAAACTACTTATCGCATTGCCAGAGCCTGACGAAAAAACGGAGGGCGGAATCATTAAAGCAAAGCAGACGATGCAGGTCGAGGAGATCGGCTCTATTTGCGGCTTTGTTTTGAAGATGGGGCCGGATGCTTATCAGGACGAAAAAAGATTTCCCAATGGTCCCTACTGTTCAGAGGGCGACTGGGTGCTCATGCGTTCGTATAGCGGCACCAGATTTAAGATTCATGGTAAGGAGTTTCGTTTAATTAACGATGACAGCGTTGAGGCTGTTGTCGAAGATCCTAGAGGGGTTGAAAAAGCATGAGCGAAGAACAGGTAGAAACAGGGGAAGGCATGTCCGCTGAGGACAAGTTTTTTGGCGTCAAGGCGACTTTTACTAAGGGGCAAAAGCCGGAAGCAGTAGACCTTGAGGTGGTGGATGATAGACCGCCCGAAGATCAGCGACCTGCCTCAAAGTCAAAAAACGCTTCCAGTGAGGACGACGAAGAGCTTCAGGGCTACAGCGATAAGGTAAAAAAGCGCATCAACAAGTTGCGTTACGAGCAACATGAGGAGCGCAGGCGACGAGAAGATGCTGAGCGCATGCGTGAGGAGGCTATCCGCGTTGCCCAGCAGTTGACGGAAGACAATCGTCAACTTCAAAGCATCTTGCGCCAAGGTGAAGGCGCTCTTCTTGGTCAGACCAAGAGCAGAGCTGAGATCGCGCTTCAGCAGGCAGAATCCATGTTGCGCCAAGCGGTAGAGGAGGGCAACACTGACAAGCAGATTGAGGCTCAAAAGCTACTAAACAGAGCGCAGTTTGACTTGGACGGCGTGTCACAGCGCCTAACCCAGTACGAAGGCGAGCGGCAAAGAGTGCAGAGAGCACCGCGACCGCAACCGCAGGCGCAACCGCAGGCGCAACAGCCAGCGCCACGACCCAGAAAGCCCAGCGAAAGGGCGATGAGCTGGGCAAGCGAAAATACTTGGTTCCAGTCAGAGGACCACCCAGAAATGACGGCCTATGCTTTCGGCGTTCACCAGAAAATGGTTACGCAGGAAGGCATTGATCCTGAGTCTGACGAGTATTACGAGGAGCTGGACAAGCGCGTCCAGACCAAGTTTCCAGAATACTTCGGAGAGGTAGAAAGTGGCTCGACAGATACATCTGTCTCCTCGACCTCCCGAAGCCCCTCCGTGGTGGTGGCGCCGTCCGAAAGGAATAATGGCGCCAAACCACGCAAAGTGAGGTTGAGCCGCACCCAAGTCGCTCTCGCAAAGCGCCTTGGTTTAACCGTCGAACAATATGCCAATCAACTGTTCAAGGAGAACTGATCATGGCTGAAGAGCGCACACAGCGGGCAAACGAGGCCCGAGAAGTTGAACAACGACCGTCTGATTCGTGGTTGCCAGCCTCTGTACTACCAAACCCAGCTCCGCAAGACGGATGGGTATTCCGGTGGGTACGCACTAGCACATTAGGGCACGCAGACAACACGAATGTTTCTCAGAAGTTTAGAGAGGGCTGGGTTCCTGTTAAGGCAGAAGACCATCCTGAACTAGAGGTCATGTCTGATATTGACTCGCGATTCACGGGCAACATCGAAATCGGCGGCCTGCTTCTTTGCAAGGCACCAGCCGACAAGATGAAGGGCCGCGAAGAGCACTTCCAGAGAATGGCCGCAAGCCAGATGGAATCTGTTGACAACAACTTCCTCAAGCAAAACGACCCCCGAATGCCCGTTCTGAACCCAGAGCGGTCCACTCGGACAACCTTTGGCCGAAGCTGACTCTCTCGGGAGCGGCTTCGTTAGCTATCCTTTAAGGAGAAAGTAATGGCTACTTCAGCTACTCCAATGGGGGCCGAACCTGTAGGCACGCTTAGTGCTTCTGGTTCGTTCACCGGAAAAGTACGCCATATTAAGATTGCCTCAGGCTATGCTACGGGCATCTTTTATGGTGATTTTGTAAAGCTGGTTTCGTCTGGAACGGTAGAAAAAGCGGCGGTTACGACTGCGGCTGTTGCGGGTACGGTTGGCATTTTTGTCGGCTGTGCTTACACCGATCCAAACACCAACCAGAAGACGTTCAGCCAACAGTGGCCTGCCTCTACGGTAGCCTCTGATGCGGTTGCCTACGTCGTTGACGATCCCAAGCTCCTGTTCCAAATGCAGGGTGACGGCTCTATTGCTCAGACTGGTCTGGGTAACAACGTCCAAGCAATCAGCACTGCTGGATCAACCGCTATCGGACGAAGCAAGAATGCTTTGGACGCCAGCTCAATCGCAACAACCAACACGTTCCCGCTTCGTATCATCGACTTTGTGGACGGTCCCGAGAGTGCGGTAGGTGATTCCTTCACCGACTGCGTCGTGACCTATTTGCCGCTCAGCCATGCCTACGAAACGGCACTTGGCGTTTAAGGAGGTCTGAGAAATGGCTATTTCACGCGCACAAATGCTGAAAGAACTGCTCCCCGGACTGAACGCTTTGTTTGGTTTGGAGTATGAGCGGTACGACGATGAGCACACGATGATTTACGAAACTGAATCATCTGAGCGTTCGTTTGAAGAAGAAGTGAAGCTGTCTGGGTTCGGTGCGGCACCGGTCAAAGCTGAAGGCGCGGCCATCAGCTACGACTCTGCACAGGAGTCCTTCACTGCTCGCTATAACCACGAAACCATCGCTCTTGGCTTCTCTATTACTGAAGAAGCTATGGAAGATAACCTGTATGACTCTTTGTCTGCTCGTTACACCAAGGCGCTGGCTCGGGCTATGGCACACACCAAGCAGGTTAAAGCGGCCAACCCGCTTAACGACGGCTTTACGTCTTACAACTCTGGTGACGGCGTAACGCTGTTCAGCACTGCTCACCCGCTGGTAAACGGTGGAACTAACTCCAACCGTCCTACCGTTGCGGCTGACCTGAATGAGACCTCGCTGGAAGATGCTGTGATTAACATCGCCGCATTTACCGATGAGCGTGGCCTGCTGATCGCGGCACGTCCTCGTCGTCTGATCGTTCCACCCGCGCTTCAGTTTGTAGCAACTCGCTTGCTTGAGA